GGCAAACACTTTTTTTTTCTAGCGTAGAGTCTGCGTACCTTGGTTCTTTGTATAAATAATTTATAGATGGTCGTCTACCTTTTATAAATATATTCATCTTCTTTTCCTCTTCAGTTTCTTTGCGAGGTCTTTGATTATATCCATGGGTGTTCCTTCCTTCTCATCCAGCATACTCAGTACCAATGCCAGAGGATAAGTGGGAAGCTTCTGTTTCTTATTCTGAAACTTCAATAACATTCTCCTGATTGTCTGCATCAATACTTTACTTGGAATCTTGTAGGACATGATCTTAGTCATTTGAGTCCAATCTTTTCTGTCTGGTTGGAAGTGAGATTTATAGATTTCAAAATGTACTTCTTTGAATAACTTCATCAGTTCCATTTCATTTACTTCATTTGACATAGAGCTATATTTATTATTATTAACTGAGTCTAGTTCTATGAGTCTAGGTTTAGTTGTCCTATCAACAACTTTTGAGTTGTCCTTTAGACAACTTGTTTGGTCTTTTTTCATGTGTTTCTCCAGGTGTTTTAGTGTTTCATTTTGCTCTTGAATTTGTCGGTTAGGATCGTTGTTGAGAGCGTTTGATTTCACCTCATTATCGGATGTCAATGGATCATATAATATTCTATAGATAGATGATTTATGTTTGACATTTTGATAGAGTGGTGAGCCTTTACGAAGTCGTTTGATGTATCCCCAATCCATGAGTTTCGTGATAACTCTGGAGATATTCCCTTTATTACTTTGGACTTGTCTGGCGATATAATCGTAGGTGGGAAAGCAAACTCCTGTATAATTATCAGCAAGAGAACACAGGACAGATAAGACCAGATAGGTTTGAGGTTGACGACAGATTCGTTTATCATTCAATGCTCGTCTGGGTACAACTGTAAATGGACCTCCCTGATAGATCGACACTACATCATGCTTTCCGTTGCTGAGAATCTTTCGCCTTCTTTTTTCTTCGTAATCTGTAGGTTTGTTCATGGCGAGGTTAGACATAATCCGATTCTTTTAGTTCTTTAGTTGCTATTGCTTCGTAGCTTTTGACATGATCATTGATGAGTTGTTGTAATAATGCACCATAGCTAAGACAGGCGAGTTCTTTATTAAGATAGCGTTGTTGTATTTGTTTGACGTTTAACTTCTGATCATGCATACACCAATATAAAAACTCAACAGCTTCGGTAGCTAATAATTTATAGGTTTCACTATTTCTATTCATTTTTCTTCTCTGTATCGCAAGGAAGTTCTCCTATGTCGTTATGTATATCCCACAACGTATTTGTTGCCTGACGACTCTTATATTCCGTTGTAGAGGGTATTTGTTGCACATCCTTTACTGATTTCTCAACACATTCTGGACAGATAAAACAAACCGAGTGAATATTTATATTGCGTTCTTCACAAAACTGTTCGTAACATTCTTTATCACATTCAAAATCGATTTCATGACAGATGTGGCAATGCACAAATTGTTTTGGAAACATGATGACTTTACCCATGTGATTGTCCTTTATTATGACATTCATCGCAGATAACTCTATGATTGGAGGAGGGAATCATGCGAAGCTCACTAAGTATTTGATCTTTTGTTTCATAATATTTCTTGTGTTTACAAACTGTGCATTGGATATAATGTTTCATATTTCTTTGATGGTTACATTGTGTAGTGCTTCGGTAAGTTTCTTTTTTAATTTATAGACTTGTGTTCTAAATCCTTTTACATCCTCATAGACAACTTGTCCGTCTTGTTTGTAGGCAAAGTCCGCCTTGTAATTACAGATAAATTTATTATTGATTGTGATTTTAAAATTGGGTTGCAGCTCCAGGTCGGATATGATTTTAGATTTATTGAGCAGACATAACTCTAGGTAGCGGTTCGCTTCTTTCTTTGAATGAAACCGAATGTTATCGATTGTTGTAATTATATTTTTATACTTACTCATCATCACCCTCGTATAGCTGATAGTGATATCTGTATTCCAAAGGCACTAAAATTTCTTTTCCTTTGTGATCTTTGATAGGCACACCATTTTCATCTACAATTATTCCCTGATTATTTATAATCTGTTTCATCATGTATCGCTCTGTGGTCGTCCATATTTATCGTATTTATGCTTATAATCCATGAAGGTATCGCACTTTACAGCGACTAATTTTTCTTCCCTGTCCTTAAACTGCTTGTATAATTGTGCGACAACAGTTTCACATTCATTGTTGTAAACCCTACCCAATCTTTTGTGATACAACTGACCATGCAATTCCACCCAAAAGGTTATGATAAGTGGTTCGATCATTGACCTATAACTTTCTTAAATACATTCGAGGTTTTCATTCCCTCGGTAACAAAGTGATCGACAAGTCTGTTCATCGATATTCTCTGTGTCTTTGATTGTTGTTTTAGTTTTTCGTAAGTCTTTTCATCAATACGAATGTTTAATTGTCGCATCATTTACACACCTCCTTGAAAGCGGTGTAGCCAAAGAAATCTATGGCGGGTCGATCAATGACGGGCGATATACCTTTCCATTTAAACTCACACTCATACTTTTTATTGTTCTCGATTGTTGCATTAATAAACTTTAGATTATCTGGGTTGGCTATGTTAAGTGCCAGTATTATTGTAAATATAAATTCCATTGCTTCTCCTAGTGTTAAGGGGAGAATCTCAATTTTACAGAAGGAACAGATTCTCCCCATATTTCCACCAATAAAAGGTAGGCATAACAGGAAACATAAAAAAAGTTACATCTACCTCTTGTAAAGATAGCAAAAATATATTAGATTGATACTAGGTATTTTTACCTAATGGCAATTAAGCCAAAAGAAAGGAAACATAATGAATAATCAATTACTACATACAATGTTTGATGCTCAAATGGAGATATTAAATGATTTATATTTCAGCGAACGTCTAATGTTACCATTGAAAACAAAAGCTGATATTTATTTAGCAAAAGAATTAAATTTAACTATAGGGGGTAAATAAATAATGGCAACAAAAAGAAAAATACAAATAGAAGTAGTGGGATATTTGTGGGTGTGTCCACATGACCACGAAACTTTTATGCCCCATATGACTCAATGGTTTCATTGTGATCGTTGTAACAAAAAATATAAAACATCGGATTGTCAACTAAATGAATGGTATAGACACGAACAAATCTATGACGACTACGACAATGCAATACAAACTTATGAAGATAAACTGTATCTAAAAAGTATGGAAGAATGGCTTAAAAAACCTAAACTAAAAATTAAAAATATTTCGGAGGAAACATAATGAGTATATTTAAAACAACAGAAGGCAAGGAGCATACGGGTTTGTATGTTGGTTATCTTCGAGTGTCCACCGAGGATCAGAATTGTACTCGTCAAATATTTAATATTAAAAAATATCTAAATGGTGGAAAGCATACCCTTAAATTTTTTACTGAAGAACCTATGTCGGGTGCAACCGACCCGTATAAAAGGGAAGAGTTGATGAAGGCAGTTGACTATTGTCGTAAACATAAAGCAACACTTGTCTTTGCAGACCTTGAGAGATTGTGTCGTAAAATGTGGATGACACTTAGATTCTTGGATGAAGTTATAAAACAAAACAAGATAAACTTTATTGTCTGTAATGATCCAACCATATCAGAAGATCCTATGCGACTTCAGATGAAGGCAATGTTTTCAGAATGGGAACGCCAGAGAATCTCTGAACGAACCAAAGAAACACTTGACTCATATCAAGCACAGATAAAAGAGAAGGGATTTTTTACTTCAAAAGAGGGCAAGAAAATCAGACGTTTGGGTGTGCATAGTTTAATGGATAAAGCTAGGCAGAAGTCAGGCGAGGTAGCAAGTGCAGAAGCAGATCGTTTTGCTAAAAGTATTTACTACTATCTAAACGATGCTTACACTCAATGTTCTTCTCTTAATGAGATGAGTATATTTCTTAATGATCGTAAAGTTAAAACACCCAGAGGAGGGAGCTGGTATCCTTCGAGTGTTAAGAATATGTTGAAGCGATTGAAGATAGGAAATTATGATGACTAATAAATTTTTTCTTGATTGCTATAAATATAATATTAAATTGATACATGATGTTTTCGAAAGGTGGTTAAATTATGATTAGTGAAAAGTATTTACAAGCTCTCATTAAAGCAGAAAAGAAATCTAAGAGTCAACAAAATGACGAGGACTATCGCAAGTATGGTAAGTTTATGCGATCCGCTTCAAGGATTACCATACCCTTAACAAATCTTAAAAACCTTAAAACTGCTCATGAGATGTTACAACTATTGGTCGATGAAATCGGTGAGATTATTAAAAGCAATCATACAGTTTTTGAGAAGATATTTCTTGCTGGTCATTCTGCAACCACTTGTTCGCAACATCTTAAACAAGCTGCTGATCCAAAGAATAACGGACAACATTTTAAAGGTACTCGCTGATGATACAGACACAACATAGAGTATCGTATACAATTCTAACCTCTAGCATTTATCATATTAACATTAATGGAAAGGAAGCAAGCTAATGTTAGACTACAACAACAAACCCAAACCCTTACATTCAAGTAAGTCGCATAATATATATTCCGACAAGTTAGGAAAAAGATCTATATATAGAAGTTTTACTGAATGGAAAAATAAATCTTTAAATGATTTACAATACTACCTTTTAACAATTAAAAAAACAACAATATTAGAAAATCTATCTCTTTGTTTTTCTGCGGTATTGTTAGTTACTTTTTTTTATTTCTTACTAGTTTTTTTTTGTGCCATTGATGATCAATGTGCAGCAATCTATATGGAGGTAGCTCATGCCAACTCCTAAAAATAAATTTAGTAAAGACGGATTCGAAGTCGGCGCATCTAAAGTTCCCTTGATAGTAATAGGACAAGACGACTTCGGAAATACAAGAGAACAACTACGTCAAAACTTTGTTGAGATAAGAAACAATCCAGATGTGGTTCGTTTGGAAAGTAAACAAAATAAAAATGCCAAGGATCGAGGTAACTATCTGGAAGATGGAATTGCTCATTGGGTATCCGATCAACTCGATTCTCTGTGTGCTGATCCTTACTCTGTTACATTTCGTAAACCCATTGATGCGTATCGTTTGTCTAAATATAAAATGGCAGCATCCCTCGATGGTGTATTAACAATAGACGGAAAACCAATACAGTATGACGATCCACAAACGGGAAAGACTTTTACATTATCTGGCAAGGGTGTGTGTGAAATAAAAACTCAAGGTTATAACGACCATGTAACCTACGATCACATTCTACAACTCCAAGCTCAGATGTTAGTATCAGGATTTAAGTGGGGTGTTATCGGACACCTTGGTCCTCGTTTGAAAATGCAGATGTATGTCTTTGAATCTAATAAACAAATACACAAAAAAATTTTAGAACGAGTTAAAGACTTTTGGCGAAGAGTAGAAAAGGACACGCCTTATCCAGTTATAGTTGAGCCAACAGAGAAAGTTTATTCTGATTGGTCGAATGATGACAAAGGTTTAAGCAAACTTACCAACGACTATGATCTTGCCAAGGATGAAATAGAACGCTGGACAACTACAAAAGATCAACTAGCCAACGCTATTAAATCTATTCTGAAACAAGAGAACACAAGTTATGTAAAGATCAGAGAGAAACAAATAGCGTGTGAATTAATAACTCGCAAGGCAACAGTTGAAAGAATTGTTCCAGCAAAACCCGCAAGTCAATATGAAAAACTTACAGTAAAGGAGATAAGTAATGAATGAATTAGCAAATCAATTACAACAAGTAATATTAAAAGGAGATCTTAGAACCTTATCGGATCAAGATAAATTAATCTATTATAAAAATGTGTGTGATAGTATAGGTATCAATCCATTAACCAAACCTTTTGATTACATTGTTCTGAATAATAAACAAACTTTGTATGCAACTAAAAATTGTACCGATCAATTACGATCACTTCATAAGATTAGTATTACAATCAAAGAACAAAAAATAGATAATGGTTTGTTAACAGTTGTTGTGGAAGGATCGGATCGATCTGGACGACAAGATGCGGATATGGGTTTCGCAAATGTGCAAGGACTTCGAGGAGAAGCTCTCGGTAATGCCATGCTCAAAGCAGTAACAAAAGCAAAAAGAAGATTGACGCTATCAATTTGTGGACTCGGTGGATTTTTAGATGAAACCGAGGTAGAAGATCTCCCACAGAGAGCCGTCAGTAAACAAAAGCAAGGTAAGATGACTCCTAATACTCAAGATGTATTAAAGGTTATTGACGAGTCTAATCCTCCCATCTATACGCTAGTGCTACCAGGCAACAAAGAAAAGGATCATGACTCTTTAGAAACACTTGCATTTACATTCAATGACCTGATGTTGGAGATAATTAATCATCCTGATAAAGATAAAAAGGATAAAGTTAAAACAATCGAGAAAGCATTTAAGGTTAATGAAAAGGTTATGACACAATTAAAAGATGCAAACAAAAAAACCTACGATGAACTAACAACTAAGTTTGAGAATTTTAAAAATGGATAAAAATTTTACACCACTTTCTCAGAAGGTTCTTGCTTTCATAAAAGAATATATGGAACGAGAAAAGTTTGCACCCTCACAAATTGAAATCAAAGAACATTTCAAACATAAAACTTTATCGGCAGTTCAACTCTCACTTAAAAGATTGGAGCAGTTACAAAAGATTGAACGTGTCCGAGGGAAGGGGAGATCAATCAGACTTCTTGATTAAGCAAGTGAACGTATGATAGTTGCTAATGATTCTGCTCTGGACTTGGTTTGTTTATGCCACCTAGAATCGAGCATTTGATTAGCAGCTTCAGCGTAATCTTCTTTGGCTAATGCTTCCCACATCTTTTTAAATTTACTGACACCACCTTTACCTAACTGAAATACCATCTCAACAATTACTTCTTTTGCTTTTGGTAACAAAGGTATTGATCCAATAAGATCTTCAGCTCCCTTGAGTGCATCATTGAAATCTGATTGAAAACAATCTTCCAAAATTTCTATATCGTACTGTTCATCATCTTGCCAGTTCTCATCATCTTTACACAAATGACCATAGCCAACTGTCCGCTTACCCAACGAGTCTTTGTAAACATAATTCCTAAATCCTTCATGGACTTTGATTCTGTCTTTTAATCTATCGTACATATCTATTTATATTTTAAATGTTTAAATAAAGTTTCGACCAGATCACTCTTACGAAATCTCCGATCTAATTCTAAGCCATGCTTTCTACCTAATTTTTCTAACTCAGATTTTGTCATGATCTGTAAGTGAGTTATCTTTAATTTCTTCTTAGGTTTGACAAATATATTTTTTAAAAAACTAAACATACATCCTCCTATTTCTTCATGTTTTCTCTAGCTACACCTTTAACCTTTTCATATCCTCTGATTCCTGACATACCAAGTAATGCAACTGTTAAACTTATAAGTTCGCCTGTGTCCACAAAGTTAGGCATGTTTATTTCTGGTGCAAACAAATGTGTAAACCAAGTAAGAAGCGGTAATATAAAAAAGTTTACAAACAAACCGATAGCACACACCCACATGATTGCTGGTCTTGCTCCAGCCACAAACATACTCGGATGCTTAGCTGCTTCTGTGTTAGCTTTAGCTTGTTCCTTTGCCAAAGATGCGGCATGCTTTTCTGACATGGTAGCTATATCGTGAGCCAAGCGTGCTTTTTGATCTTTGTCCTCTATAAATTTATCGAGCAATCCTGTAACAGGACCTATTAAAGCTGTTAACATTTTACCTCCTTAGTTAAAACCATTTAAATATCTTTCCGTATATTAACAAAGCTGCAATCAACAAAAGAATTATTGCTGAAATACCAATAGCTTTCTTAATCTGTTCTCGTTCTTCCATAGCTTGACGTAACTGTTCTTTCTTTTTCTTTCTCATGGTTGCAATTTCAGATTGCAAGTTCTCCCATTCTTGTAAACCATTGTCCGCATACAATAAAAAAATTTCTCGCAATCTATCCTTCTGATCTTTGATTTCTTTTTTACGAAGGTATGCTGCCATAGCATCTTCTTCTATTGATGAGAGTCCGAGCTTTGCTAATATACCACCCTTACCTCTGTTACTTGCATGGACATCAAGAGATGATTCTCCATTAACCCACTTCGATATTGAACTAGAAAGATCGACTAATTTCTTCCCCGTTTTTACACCTTGTTCAATCAATGCTATTCCAGATTTACAAGCAGCGTATGCAGATAATGGATCAAGCATTTTACACTTTCATAAAGATAGAAATTAAAGCCACCACCACAGCAACAGTATTACCCATGATAATTGTTTCTAATCTTTTGATTCTAGATTTTAGATCTCCAATATTTTCATGGATGTTATTGTAGCGTTCCAAACATACTTCTTCATGCTTAGATATTCTCGCTTCGTTCTTATCTGCTTTAGTTACCATAATCCTATCTTCTATCGTTTATACTATTTTTTTCCTAACAAATCTTTGTCCGCTTTTCTTGCTCCACCTTTACCTGATACAAAAGATTTCACTCTACCCATTGCCCAGGCGTGTGCTGAAGTTTTCGGTCTACTCCCGCTACTATAATAAGCTCCAAGTCCTCGCCTATATACCTTATCGAGTGTTGATTTACCAAACCTTGACGCTCCAGATATGCTAGAATATTTGCTCATTTCTTTTTCTTCCTTAGTTTTTTTAGATCAGCTCCTGTTATTTTGTTTCTAGGTTTTGCAACCGCCGCTAACTTCTTTTGTTTTAGTGTATATACCATTATCCTTTACTCCTTTGTTTACTAATTTTATCCATCATTGCTGGTGTCAGTTTGCCTTGCCTATAAAGTCTGGCAGTTCTTTTTATCTCTGCTTCCCTTGCCTTTGGGTTCTTAGCTCCAGATACATACTTCTTTGGAACACCACCCTTCGTCTTGGGAACAGGATCAAACCTTCGCATCAATGTTCTTTTGGTTCTCATCAGCTACCGATCTTCTTTTGGGTCTTAGAATGTGCGGTAGAAAAAGAATCTCCTTTCATCATCAAGGTTCGCATCATCCTCATATGTTTTAGCGAATGATGTTTCTTATGTTTTTTAAGAGTATCCTCTTGTCGCTTTGTAAGTTTGCTCATATCACTTCTTCTTTTTTTTTCCGTTCATTGGTTTCTTTTTTTTTCCGTAATATCCTGGCATGGTTGCTCCTTTCTTTTTAGTTAAGTTTATCTTTTATATCCCTCAATGTTCTCATCACTAGGTAATGATTGCATTGTAGCCAATGTTTTAATACTTCCATCTTTATTATATTCTGTAACAAACAATGCTTTTAACTTATCAAGAGTATCACAATCACTTATTGCCTTTACTATTTTATCAGCTTCTGTTCTAACAAATGCTCTATATGTAGATACTGCACTTGGTATTGTTTTACTACTATCTTCAACTTTTCTAGTAACCATCCAATCTGTAGGTGCTAATAAATTAGCTGCTTGTTTTTGTATTTGTTCTGTATATATAGTTTTTAATCCTTTACTTGCTACATCTCCTACATCTTTACCTTCTGGAATAACACCATCAGTTTTGTTTTGAGAAGTATATAAAGTATCAGCTATCTCCTTGTCTTTTTTATTAATAGTTTCTGTAACTGTGCCTTTAGAATCATCTACTTTATAAGATACAGTTGTCGGAGTTTCAAATCTATTATCTACCATTTCTCCAGGTATAAACTTATAAACACCTACAGCTTTTAATTGTGATTCACTCCAATGCTTAAATATACTTTTAGGATGTACAATTTCTCCTTCGGTAATAGACTCATTACCTTTAGTTAATTTTATTAATTTACTGTCTTTAACTATCGCCCACATAATACCTACCTTCTACCTCTTATAACATATATTCATAATTTTACCTAGCAGTAACTGGACTTACCCCATCTCCAAGGAAGGGATGTTCTGCCCAGCACCAATACAGATAATCATAACTACCATTATAATTTGAATTAGTTCCTCTGCATTTAAAACCATTAGATAAAAAATCTAAATCATTTCCAGATGTAGCCTCAGCTTGAGTTAAATCTGGATAAAGAACATTGTCACAAGGGTTGAATACACTTCTTTTATTATCCCACATAATCCAATTGTTACCTATAGTATATCCTTTGATTATCAAAAGCGATGGCTTAAATCCTGTCTGAATATATGGACCATCTGCATTATTATTTCCACTATACCGTCCAAACGCACTAAAACCATCTACACTATGCCAACAATAGGCAACATAATTATTACTACTTTCATTGACCTCATAACCAGTACCGCCAACAATAAAAGCATCAGATGTTGGTGTTCCCCACATAGATGCAGTTCCATATCCATCATCACTATTTAATTTTTGATATGTTGTAATGTTTCCAAAACCAGTATGCCAACATCTCCAATTAGTTGAGTTTCCTTTATCTTTAATCCATATTACTTCTGGTGCAGCAGATAAACCATGTCCAATTGAACCTGAACTACCAGTTCCAGTATATTCTACAATACTAAATCCAGCTGTCGTATTAGCTTGAACAGTTGAGGTAATTGAACCATCAGTATTACTTGCAGTAGTTCCTCCGTTTGCTACCCAGTTCCAGGATACATAGCTGTTACCTGAATTATTTATTGCTGTATTATCACCAATAGCTTGACCACCTTTTAAAAATTTACTTAATGAACCATCTCTAAATGCCAGAGCGTTTGTAAGATTTGGAACTAATCTGTTAAATACGCCATTACTACTATCATTAGAGTGATGACTTCCATCAGCATCACGAACTTTCATCCACACAAATCCACTTACACCTTTATCTGTGGTTGGTAGGTTGTCTTGTTGTAAAGCCACAAAGCCAGTTGGTGGGGTGTAAGTAAAAGATTTTTGACCGAAGTTAGCTGTTACAATGTCTGTTGAACCAGTACCTGCATCAGTAAGACTAAATCTATAAAAACCAGCAGTTGTTGATTTTGCAGAAATAATACTCTGCCCACCAGTTCCAGCACTAGGATTTGATGAATTTTGAAAAGTTCCATTTTTTGAAAAATATAATTTATCATTATCTAAATCAACAGCTATCCCAATAATATCACTTGTAGTATAGGTATTACCAAAACTAACACTTACTGAGTTATTAGTTATATTACCATTTACTGAATAATATCCATAAGAATCAGATAACTTTCCCGCATATTCAGCGGTAGAAGCATATCTATCACTACCCATTATTCCAAGCATAACTCCAGCACTTGATATTGAGTCTATAGTAGCTTCCATATAATACTTTCCACTTACCATTTTTAGTGTAGATAGCCCTCCTGTCATTGCAGAGGAGGTTGGTAACGTAACTTTTAAATTACCTTCAGAAAATGTACTTGATATATTTGGACCATTAACTGCCAATGTCGCATGATTCTGTGTCGGACTATCGGTGGTCTTGTCTCCAGCTACAAGGTTTGAAACACTAAAATCATTTGTATTTCCACTGGTGTCGTCACCTAAATTACTGGATGATGCAAACTGCAATCTGAACCCATTGGTTCCATAGGTAATACCACTTAATGTCTTAGGGATCCAACGCCCCGAACTTGTATCGGTGACGCCAAAGGTTGATGGTGTTAATGCTGTGCCATCTACTATGTTAACCTCTGCAAAATAATAACTAGCATTTTCTGAACCCGAACTACCATAATCACCACCTAAGTTCATTGGATTAGAAGTGTTGTTTACTTCAAATTGGAAATTTTGGGAAGGGTATGTTTCTGTTGAAAAACTTGTAATTTGATTCCCATCAATGTACATTTTTATTCTATTTGATGCTGTTGCCTGAGTTGTATCAACTGCTATTAATAGGTGATAAAATTTTGAAGTATCCTCAAATGTTCTATTAGTAATTAAATTATAGTATGAAGAAGTAGCATCTGTAAATTTAATAGTGTTATCGGTATGGAACATTAAAAACTCACCAGCAGTTCCTCCAGAAGGTGATGTTGTTAAAATTAAATTTCTTGCACTTCCAAGAGCAACTCTTTTTATCCAAACACTAAATGTCCACGTTTTTCTATTTCCAGCACTACTTGGTGTTCTTGCTAGTCTTGGGTTATCAGCTCTATTAAATATCAAACTATTAGCAATGGTACCACTATCTGTAAAAGGTACAAACTTACCGACTCTCTGCCCCCCGCCGTTTCCTGTATACGTAGAAACAAAGAACTGTGTTTCGCCATTTGGTATTGTTGGTGTTGCCATATTAACTCCCTAAATTCTTTGTATTGATTGCATTATCATCAGTAATGCCAGAGGGTGTTTGAGTCCATTGATTAGATGCAAATCTTCCTGTTGCACTACACCCGTTAAGATGTTGAGTTAATGGCATTATAAAATCCACATCACTAAAATCAAATGAGTGTGTGCTTTGTAATGTTCCATTTCTATAAAATTTTAAATTATTTGAAGTATTATCTGTATCTATCCATACACCTATAACATCATTATTTTCAAAAGCATCTCCAACACTACCATCACCACTACTTGAATAATATTTACCAAGATAATCTCCATACCCAAACCATTTTGGGGTTGCTGGATTGTTATTTTGATTAACCCCCATTTCAGAAGAACCCCAACCAAAGATTAATTGTATAGTATGGGAATGAACTACACCTTCATAATAAAATATACCAGAGTTAGGAGGTATTCCAATCGTACCTAATATTGATTTATAAGTAGCTCCAGAGGTAGTAACTGTTAAATTTCCATCACTCATTGTTGTACTTCCTGTTGGTCTTAAAACATTCCAAGTACAATGATTATTCGTAGGACTTTCTCCTACCATTTGATCGTGTGCTGCAAGTCCACTTGTTGTAAAATCATTACCATTACCTGATTCATCATCTCCTAAGTCAGCACTATCTCTGCCATCAATTTTAAAACCATTACTTCCGTAACTACCACTATATTCTTTGGGAATCCAAATACCACTATCGTTTGTTTCTCCAAAGAATTCAGGTCCATAACTAATACCATCTAAATAATGTATTTCTGCTGCATACCCATCATAATAATTAGTACCTCCATATAACCTAAAAAGTCGTAATTGCAATCCACTTGTCCAAACACTTGCATCAGCATTTAATGATGGATAACTCTCTGTACTAAAACTTGTTTCTCTTTGTCCATTTACATAAAGTCTAATCCTTTCAGAAGAAACTGCATTAGTAGAATCAACAGTTAAAACAAAATGGCACCAGGCTGATGGGTCTCGGAAAACTCTGTTTGTAACTAAAGATGTACCACCAAACAAAAAAACTCGTATTGTATCATCTGAAAAGAATATCAAAGGAACATCTTGTTGATATGACCAAATATCTTGTCTTGAACCTAATAAACTTCTTTTTAACCAAAGTGATATTGTAAATTGTTTTTGATTTCCAGCTCCAGAAAAGTCTTTATACATATAAGCTGAATCATCATCATTAAACCTAATTGATTGGTCTATAGAGTATGTGCTAACTCCTGATTTATTCCATAATTCACTACTAAACATACTTTATCCAAATGCAAGTTGAGGACTACCTAACAATATAGAATTATCAGCTTTAACAATATAAGGCACGACATCGTAGGCACTATTAGTTGAACTTAAAGTTAAACCTCCCGCTGCTGGTGTTTCATAATCTGTGCCTAAACTTATTGTGCCCGCACTACCACTACTTGGCTGTATAAATATCAATACACCTGTTTGACCTACATTACTTGCTTCAGTTGTAGGATTGGTCAAAGTATTTGCACCACTTCCTAGAGTAAGAATAAAGTTTTGATTAGCATCAAAGTCTAAAGTTTTACTAGATGAAATAGTAGCAGTTTCAGTTTTGGGAACTTGAGCAGTAGTATATGTGCCTGTTAATTGTGAAACATTAATTGTTTTGTTGGTAAGAGTTTGCGTAGCAGTTGCACCTACAAGTTCTTGATTGCCGCCTGGTGGCAAAGTCAATTCGTTAGTTACTCCAGCACTATGAGGTTGTGCTTTAACTATTTGTCCATGTGAATTCGATTCGCAGTTAAATTGTATTGCACCAGAATTTGTATTACCTTTTACTGTTACATGACCAGTTCCATTTGGTGCTAATTCAAGATCTCGATTACTTGTGGTTACAATATCAAATGTAACTAAATCTAAATTAGCACCTAATTGTGGAGATGAATCATCCGCAAGTGTAGCTATACCAGATCCTGTTGCTCCTGTCGGTATGCCTAATGTTAAATTTAATTGATCACCGCTCACACTTGCCGATCCTGTGGCACTTGATCCAGCAGACAACGTATTGGTTGTTAAAGCAACTGTACTTATTCCCTTACTTAATAAGGTTAGATCTGTTCCATCCGTATTGTAGCCAATAACTTTGTTAGCATTGTTTGAGGTAGTATCATTGTAAGGTACAGTTAAACTTGGTGCGGTTGATCCTGTTACAAATTCTGGTAGCTGTAAGGTACGATCTATTTTTTCTTCAAACTGTTGCAACACCATGATCGTATTATCGAAATCTGTTTCTAATGATGCAGCGGTAAAGGATGCTCCTGTTGAGTATGCCGATTCTCTTGATAAAGGTTTGTTGGCGAGGATGGTAAGTTTCTGTCCTGACGTGGGAGCTGACGCATAGTTAACAGTTCCCGTTCCATTGGTGGCGATTGTTACAGTATAATTACTCGATAAGGATTGAGTCGTTTCGCCAAGTATAACTTTTAATTCACTCGCAGCATTGATCTGAAAAGAAAATGCAAAAGATGTTTGCGATCCGTTGGTGGTGTACTGAATCCGCCTATTAGTATCGTTAATATCAAATGTCGCCATAAACCTTACCTCTACCCTTTATACAATATATATCGATTAATTTCAAACATTAGTTTTTCAAGTTGTCTATTTTGATTTGTAATTCAGGATATTTTTTTAACAATAATTCTGTACCGCTTTTTCTTGCATTTGAAAGTATAGAGTTTAAATCACTAAACTGATCGCTCTTTCTTTGAAGTAAAAAATCTGGATCAGCAATTTCTTTTTTTATTAGGTTCAATAAATTTTTTGTATCTTTGTAACCTCTATCATCGCTACCTAAATGTCGTCTTTTATCAATATAATTACTTTCATTTATAAAAGTTACAAAGTCGTTATATTGAGCATCGCTAAGTTTTACTCTTTCTATTGTTCTAGGATGACTTTTAAAAGTTCCAACTGTATCAGATAAATCTCTCAAATATTCGTTTACATCATTAAAATCTGGATTTGTAACTTTTACAGGAGAAACTACTTCGTAATTTAATCCATTGCTTTGTTGTCTTATTTCTCCCCAAAAGTTTAAACCTGGCAACAAATCATCTGAGAAAAGTGGGTTTCTTGATTTTGCTCTATTAAGGCCAGTATAAAATCCTTCAACGAAAGAAGGAAATGGAACATACTCAAGAGTACCTAATTGATCTTCGTTTAACATGGTATTAGAAGCATTTGGATTTTGTAATCTTTCAAGAGTTGCTCTAAAACTTGTCTGACCGACTAATTGAAAATCAGAAAAAAAACTTAAAGGAGTATTGACCATTGTATCTAAACCAATACCACCAAACTGCCCTATAGCATTTGTTCCGACAGATGTTAATTGCTCTCCAAAATATTTACCAAATCTCTCAAAAGTATCTGCTTGACTTGAGTGTGGATTACCAGCAGCTTTCATAAGTTCAGAAACACCTTGAAGGTATGGCATATTTTGAGCATATTCAGCAGAAGCCAAACTTCCCGCTTTAAATAAATTCTCTAACTCAAATAAATCTGCATCTGAATTGTGAGCGTAGTAAGCATAATCAGCAGCCATTGATAAAACAGCAGACATTGGATCAAACCTTGAAAATGTATATCCTTTATATGTTCCATCGGTTTGTTTAAAATTAATTGAATATTGTGAAATATTAGCACTATCTAAAAACTTTCTTGCCTTTTTGTCTTTAGGTCCTGACCCAACTACCACAATATCATCCCCAAAATATCCAGAAGCAAGTAACGCCATCATAGCAAATGTGCCATTACCAATCATTAACTTAGATACTGCCTTATCAAATTCTTTACCTCGCATTGGTGTAGTTCCAAAAGGATCTAACTTGCTAAGTTTCGGATCAGAGTTCATAATAGTTCTGTATATAGGCGACCAATTTAAAGTTCTATCAAATGCTTCTTTCATAATATTTGTTGGTGTTTTACTAAAAGGCACAATAATTTTCATGCCTGGTAGATTTGCCAATCCTACAAAGCTCGACCAGATACCTTCGGGATTGCCTTGAAATGTTCTTACAAGTGCTTCTTGACTCATTAAATCTTTTGTTGACTCCGATGGTTCTAAAATACCTTTTGTAAATTTATCCTCGGCTAGTTGTCTAGCTTGGTCTTTTGTAATCTCTCCTGACCTTCTTGCATTTTGATATGTAATCATGGCATCTCTATATGCTTCTCTATACATTACAGCTCGTTCAGATATTACTTTAAAAAACTCATCCTCTGAACCGAGAAAACGTCCTGGCAATCTTCCTAATATTCCAAGCATATCAACTAACGGAGCGTAAGCATCTTTATACCCTTTCATATTTCCTATACTGTCTAAAACTTGTGCTACATTATTGGTGCTTCCGATTGCTCTAGGATTTTTCAAATCAATCTTGGTCATAAAATCTCCAGCTTCTCCCGTTATTAGTGAAGATCCAAAACCCTTAAAAGCATCTTTTAGAGCATACATCATACCAAACGCTTCTGCGGATGCTTCTCCACTAGGTATCGGTCTAAATTTTGTTTGTCCGTTAACTTCAATTTTTGCAAAATTTTTATCTGTAAAAGATCCTGACAAAACTCTATCGTTCACATCTCCTAGTCTACCGCCCAAAGTTCTTACATTTCCTATAACTGATGCTAACCCTGTTTCTGCTGTTTGTAAGATTTGAAATCCCGCATTACCCGCAACATTAACAATATGAGTTACAGGACTTGATAAGATAGCATTTATGTATAATTCCATTACTGCATCATAACTTTTTAAAGCCATGCCTTCTCTTGCAAATTCAGCTCTTCCCGCTGGTGAAAGCGATAAATATGCTTCAGTAGAATAATCAATAAGATCTTCATCTAAGTTTTCCATAAAATCATTAAGCTCATCTCTATACTGTTTAAGATTTATATTTCTTAGTTTTTGTACGGAAGATACTGCTCCAAGCGACCGACCAACTTCTGACACCGATCCTGATACTTGACCCATCAAATTAATCTGTATAGCTAGTAAACTTTGAAATTCTTTAAACTCACTTTTTTTAAGAGCCATGTTTGTTCTAGGTATATCACGAATTTTTCTGGCTTTTTGCTCAAGCTCTTGTCCTAGTTGTAGTGTCATTATTAAACCACTCATCATATCTTCCACAGGCAATATAGTGCCAACCTTTCTACTCATAATTTTATATGCTACATCTGTAAATCCTGTTTTATCTGCTGTTTCGGTCATTACTTTTTTAACCATATCCTCTAAGGGTTGGCGTGGTCGTTTTAAAAAATCAAAGAGTTCTTTGTTTTGTATTTTAATTTTTTGCATTAGATCGGTAACATTTACTGTAGTACCATCCCGACCAAGTATTTTGTTAGTAAGTTTAGTAAAATCTAATCCTTTGCCTTTATATCCACGATCAACAAGTGTTTTATTTAAAGCATCAACAGCATCTTCGCTAACACTTTTAACAATTATTTCTCCCCTTGCTCCTGGTGTTAGACTATCTTGCGGAGCAGAAAATTTTCTTACTTCCTTTTGTGTTTCTTCTGCTTTACTTGCTTGTTTAGCTAAATAACTAAATATGTTTTTGATTGTCATTATTAATTTTCCTGACCTACTTCTAATGTTTTTTGATTAGCTGCTTTTACTTGCTCTGATGTTTGTTTTATACTCTTGACAACTGCGGGAGCTTTCTTGGCTGCTTGTCCTCCTATATTACTAACACCTAAAAATTCTCCAGCAACAAATCCTGATTTAAAATCTTTCTTTTTTTGATCTGATATATTTAAATCATCAATAAAGTTATCAAAGTAACCTTTATAAAACTGTGATCCATAATTTTCTTTTGATAATGTTTCAAAGGTATTTGCAAATGTTTCTAGTTTCTTACCATCTTCTGCTCCAACAGATTTAGCAATACTTACAAACAAACTTGCAAGATCAGTAGGAAATCCTAATGTTGCTCCAAAAGCTCCAGCACCCATACTTGCAGTTGTTCCCGCCACTCGTTCTAAACCCTCTCCGATACCTTCTAATAATGTAGGTTCAACATAAGGTCTAATATCAACCAAACCTTGTTCGTCTTGATAATACTCAAGATCAACACCTGACGATCTCATTCTTCTACTATTTTCAATATAATCAAAAATATCTTTAGTCATCATTTACCTTCCAAATATTTAATTGTATTTGATAGTATGCGATCGTATCTTGCATCCTTTGTTTCATCATAAAATCTTTTCTTAAATAGATCTTTGTTATCTCTTCTGTAACTAAGCATTTCTCTCAGTTGTTCTATTTCATCTAACTCCATTATACTTTCTAAAAATTCTTGATTTATTTTGCCTGATCGGTTGTTTTTCTTTGCTTTAGCAAATGCTTTTTTCAATTCGGTATATTGAAGTCTAAGATCTTGTTGTGTATCGTCATCAACAATTTTATTAATCTTTTTTTCGACTTCACCTATTTGATCTCGTATAAAAGTGGCAGCATCAAAACTCTCTCCAAGTTCTGTTTTTCTTCTTAACTCTGCTAATGCTTTTTTTCTCATTGCTCTTAGCAGTTGATTTTGTTTAAAATTTGGATGATCAACGTCAATATTTTCTTGTTCAATAATACCAAATAATTGTTCTGTATTTGAAAGCTCTAATTCAATATTACTTTTTTCATAAGTATTTAAATCTTTTTCAAGTCCTTCTATGTCTTCTGTGCTTAGTAAAAACCTATTATCATCAATAATTTTAATAGTTAATGCTCCATCGCCAAGTTGTCTTTTAAGTCTGCTTAAAGTTTGTGCATCACTAACTCTTCTTACACCCATAAACTTTTCTCTGTTTTGTTTAATATCGATAAGTCTTGTGTCGCTTGAATCTAACGATTGTGCTATTTTAAGATTATCATCGTAAAGTTTAGGATCGTTTTTATCTATGGCAATCTTCATATTCGCAAGTGCATTGTTCATTGCTGTTTCGTTTTGGATTTTATCTATATCGTTTTCATCTTCTTCAAGTTGTAGTTCATCTCGTCTTGCTGATCGTAGGTTAGAAACTAATTTAATTTTATCCTCGGCTGTAAACATTTTTAGTAAAGCATCAATTCGAGCATTACCTGTTGCTTTATTTTTAATAATGCTTTTCGAGTATTCTCTTGCTAAACCCGCTTGTAAAGTATAACTAATAATTTTGCTTTCATATTGATTCATAAATTCTTTATCAAGTGTTTCATTTAATTTAGTTATTTGTTGAGCAGAATACTCTCCTCTGGTTATTGCTTCTGTCTGCGATTCAATGATAGTGTTTCTTCTATGTGCTACAAGATCACTCTCAATTTGACTTTGTGTTTTAGCGGGATCAAGTAGAATGTTATCTATCTTAGTAGGTATGTTTGATTGAATATTACTAAGTATTACGGCAGCAAGACCTTGTTGTTTTTTTGTTTCTGCATCAATAAAGTCGCTCATATAACTTTTAAAATAACCGCCTGTTGTTTGCGACAATGTGCCTTTTAGTTTAATATGATCTGTTGGACTTACATCTTTTAAAATATCAGAGTAACCGAGTGATATAGAATCTAAACCATCAGCCACCTCTTGCGGATCTAAATCTTGTGTTTTTGCCTGACTTATAAATTGTGCATAATCTCTTGTCGCTTGTAATTCTATTTCTGACATTACACTTTGAAATGCTGTGCTTCTAGCAGCTTTGCCTTTTAATCCATACCCAAGTCTTTTTGTAGGATCTTCTCCTGTCTGCGATGCTTTTTCTAACTCCTCCATAGTGATTGGATTTGTCGCACCATACATCTCCCCTTCTTCTACCACCTTCTCAGCCATTTGATCATAGAAAAAACCTGACATAGTATTAAGTAACTGTGTGATCTGACTCTGGCCTACTGCTTCTTGTTCTAATATACCTATTTCGGTTGCAGCACTTGGTGTGTACCTCGGACTTAATATAGATCTATTTAATCGTACTCTTTCAGCCATTATATCAAACCTCCACCAGCAGTATTAAATACACCATAGTTGCCTGATATTGGATTCGCTCCTCCAGCAATACTTCTACTAAATGCCGCTTGTCCTGGTCTTGCAACTGCACTCATGACACCGCTTGTCCCAGCAGTATTTATTTGTGAAGCGTTGGCAGCAAGTGAACCTCCAATTGGTACTGGAATTGTTGGTCTAGCCATAGGAGTAGGAGCTGAAGTCGATGGTCCTGGCAAACTAAAGTTTAAAGCACCAGATAATCCAACTTGGGCAACTGACATTAATAAATCACCGAGCGCAGAAGTTCTTGCTTGTCTTGCTGCCATTTGTCCTTGATACTCTAAATTCCTTGCTTGGCGTTCTGATTGTTCAATGGCTAAGAAAGCTTCTTGATCTAATATACCAACATCTAATGCTGCTGGTCGTAAGACTTGTTGTTCCGAGAACACCGCTGACGATCCTACTTCTGGTAATACACCACTAGAATATCCTCTGGCAATGTTTGATGCTAATGCTCTTTTTGTTCGTCTTAGTATTTCGTTTGCCTGTTCTTGTGCTTTTACTGCTTCGACTCTTCCTTTGAGTCGTTCATTTCGAGCTTTTGCTTCTGCAATATCTTGTTGTATTCTTCCTTCAGCAACAGAGGATCGATACTGCAAAGCAGAACCAATTAACCCAATACCCGCACTAATTACAGAACCAAAACTCATTGACTACCACTCACGCTATACTCTAAACTTAACAATGTAAAAAATAATGGTTTTGTTTGAGTGATTGATATTTGAGCTTCCTCGTCATAACCTAATAATGGTGTTACTCGTTTTCGTCCTGTAAATGATGTTTCAGAAGAATCAAGAGTGTAAGGGAACTGTTTAAGACTTATCTCGTTCCCATTGATAGCAATATTCTGTGTTTGATTTAAAACAGGCGATACCGCTACTATTCTTTTTTTTCTTCCAACCATTGTACCCGAAGCAAGTCTGGGTTCTGCTGGTAATGTTTTCGCTAATACATCATGATGCAAACCTATTTCAACATACGTTGTTGGAACTTGATCGATTGTTATTTGTCCTGACGAAACAGTTTTTTCACCCAAGAAAATATCATCTCGAACACATTCCACAGTTTTTCCCTCCAAATGACTAAGACCTGAAACTGTCGTTGAGGTAGGCTTATTGCCATCAGAACTCCCATCAAAAAGCTGAAAAGAAGCATCAGTAGTTCTATCATCGTCTAACCTTTCTATATAATGTTTTGTACTACTATTGATCGTTCTTTTAACAATCACATAGATATCATCAATATCAACCGCACAATCTTCGTATGTACCATCAGTTATAAACTCACTTGGAGCTACAACCTTTTGTGATCGGTGT